CTCTTACTAAATATAAATATGAATTTGTATTTACTGGAATTGGTATTGATGAAGATGATAAAGAACTTGATAATGATATTAAGAAATTAGGTTCATTTATGGGATTGAAAGAATTGAGAAGAAAACGTAATTTACCGGATACTATTGATAAAGATGATGTTATTTTAAATCCAGCTTGGATTCAATGGAAAGCTTCTCAACAAGCAGGTAATCCATTCAGTAATGCTGCAGTTGGTAATGATGGTGGAGGAAATGATGGAGAAAGTGATAATGATGGTGGATTAGGTAGTACAATGAATTTAAAAGATAATATTTTTGCTTTTGACCAATATCCAAAATCAAACTCTGTATCTGATACATTAGGTGAAGATAATCCATTTATGAAAGATTTGTTTACATTTATGAATAAGGAAATGCTAATGAAGTAATGGGGCTTTTAAATAATCATATAAGTTTAAATATAGTTAAGTCCAACATTTACGCTAATACTTATGAAAATAGGAAATTAGGTAGAGTTGGACGTCCTTATGATTATTTAAATAATGTTTCTCATACTAAAAAAGAAGGAATTATTGATTTAAAAGATATACCTAAAATAATTCAAAAACTTGAAAATGCTGACCTTGACTATAATATTAAATTAACTAATTTAAAAGAAGATTTTGATTCTATAAGTGAACAAGTAAGTTTAGCTTTAGAAGAATGGTCTGATGAAGCTGTTATTGAGAAATATAGAAATATATATTCAAAAGCAATAATTGATTATAATTCTAAATTAAAATTAGTTAAAAAAGAATATCATCAAAAAGTATTAACTATATTTAAAAGACCTTGTAAAGATAAGTTTACTTCTTTATTAAAAAAGAATAATAAATCAATAAGTGAAGATAAAGTAAAAAAAGTTGTATCTGATTTTAATGATTTGGTAGGGAATATAAATATAAATTGGAATAAATTTAATAGTACTGTAATTGATTGGACTAAAAAAAACTTTTCAATTAATAGTAGTAATAAATCAGTTCCAATTACTGTACAATCAGGTATAAGAGCATATCATTGTAAAGGTGCAGGTATTGTTGTAAGACCATGTTCTGAAAATTATGTATATATTCATGAATTAGGTCATTTTATAGAAAATTATGTACCAGGTTTAAAAGAAAAAGCAATTGCTTTTTTAAATAAAAGAACAGGTGATAAAATTGAAAGAAAATTAAGTACTGATAATAAAGCATATCAAAATCATGAAATATATAAGGAAGGTCAATTTTATGATGCTTATGTAGGTAAAATATATAGAAGTAAAGATAATCCAAATGTAATATCTGATACTGAAATTATATCAATGGGTTTAGAAGCTTTATATACAGATCCATTAACATTTTATCGTACTGATAAAGAACATTTTGAATTTATTATAGATGCAATAAATCAATCACAAAAATAATTTTATGGGTCTTAAATTAAATATTGATAATACAATAGTAGAAATTGATGATGATAATAATGTTAATTGTTACAATAGTTCTTTAAAAAAAGCAATTGAATCTATTATAGAAAATTATGAACCTCCTACATCTCTACCTAATTATTATTTAGGATTATATAATAAAATATTTCAATTTTATAAAAAAACAAAGCTTTTAAAATTAGATGAATTAGCTGCTCCTTTAGATGTTGTATTTTGAAACTCTTAAAATTTTACGTATTTTTGTAAGTAAATTAGAATAACTATGTTATTTAATATAATATTACTTATACAAATAATTTTTTTATTACTTAATCTTGTTGAATCTAAACATGATTATTATGTAATAAAAATTCAAGAAGTTAATAATTCTTTTAATTATTCTTCATATTGGCACAAATGGAGTTTTATTTATTCTTTAATTAATGTAATAGGATTATATGTATTAATTACATATATTTTATATTATTATGGTAATTATAATAGTAAAGTTGTTTTATTATTATTTCCTTCACTATTATTTAATAGACAATTATTTTTTGAAATTCCTTTAAATTTGTGGAGAAATTTAGATTGGTATTATTTAGGTAGAACATCTTATATTGATATAAAAAAAAGAAAGTATTTAGGTGAACAAGCTAATGTTTATTTAACTATATTTTCTTTTCTTTCTTTAATATTAATTAATATCTTGATTTATAAATGGCAATAGTTAAAAAATATATAGATACTCCTAGATTTCCAAAAGTACAAACTAATGGAATTGAAAAAGAATTTAAAGATAATTACTTAAAATTATTAAGTAATTTATTAAAAAATTTAGGTTCTGAAATGATGAAAAAAATAAAAAAATAAATTTTGCCTTATCCAGCTTTAAATATTGATGATTTTTCTACTTTAGTAGAGTATGTAAATACTAATATTATACCTAATGGTATTCAAGACATTACTGGAGAAGAGGAAAATAATGTATTTAATAATTTATTTAAATTATTACCTTTTAATGGTGTAAAAGCTAAATTAATAAATTCTCCAACTAATTATTCTACAACTACTGATGATAGGATTTTAATATTTTTAGAGGATTCTATAACTAGTACCTTGGTATTTGATAATAATTTTTGGAATCAATTTACATTTTGTAATTTATCATCTGAAAATATAGAATTAGAAGGTAGTTTAGAATATATTAATGCTGCAGGTGATGTACTAACTCATATTCCAGCAAATAATATTGTATCAATTATTAAAGGTGAAGATGATAATTGGTATAGTATAAGTTCATCAGAAGGTGTAAAAACATTAGGTGGTATTAAAGGAGATATTGGTATTGGTCAAGGTTTTATTATAAATGGTCAAAATTTAAATTTAGATTTAGTAAGTAAAACATTAGTTACTCCTTCAATAAGTACTTCTTATAATTTATTTTTAAATAATGGAATTACTCCTTATGTACCTCCTACCTCTAATAGTAGAAGTTTAGTTGTAGATGTAGGTGTTAAAGCTTTTATTTCAGCTACATATATATATGTAATTCCAAATTCAAATTATGTAGGTCCTACTTCAATATCTGGAAGTTGGGGTTCTTCAAATCCAGGTTCAGGTAATAATTCATCTGTTTTTAATAATAGTAATAATGCTATAACTACTGATTCAGTATTTAGTGTTAATTTTGCAAAACCAAAATCAGGATTAATTGTAGTTAGTGGTCAAGTACAATTTCCTTCTGGTAATGATACTACTGGAGATGCAATAGGTATATATTTTAGATATAGAGGTTTTTTAGGTTTTTCAAGTTCTAGTTCATTAGATAGTGATGGTATTAGAGCATTAGCTAGAGTATCTTTTCAAGATAATAGAAGTAGAACTGAATTTAATGTTAGTGCAGGTTCTACAGAATATACTTATTACTGTTATCCTGCATCATTTGGTTTTTTATCTAGTATTATTCAAAATTCAGCATTACCTATATTAGGTGCATTTAGTTATATTGGTATAGTATCATTAGTAACTGATGGAGGAATAAATGTTAATTATTATGTTTATAAATCAAATGCAACAAATGCTTTTACTAACGTAAGATTAGATTTTAATTAATATGGCTGTATTATATCCTGACATACTTAAACACAATAATTCAACCCTTGCATTAATTGATTTATTTGATGCTAGGGGAGGTTATATAAAAGTAGCATTACTTTCTTCTCTTTATTCTTTACCAATTGATAAATTAGAAGAAAATGTTACAATTGCATTTGTATTAGCTACTAGGACAGAATATAGATTAAAGGATATTTTTAATTTTGATAATAGTGATGGTTGGGAAGATATATCAGCTATTTCAATTAATGAAGTTTATAATTCTCTTGAAGATAGTGATACTATAGTTTGGGAATTTACAGCAGGTAATAAAATTAAAGGAAGTGTAAATTTAGGTTATTTAGATACTATATATTCTCAATTAGGACATCATCATAATTATAGTGATATTGATGATTTTACTGATGGAGTAAATGATATAATTAATAATAATTTAGGTGTAACTATTGCTCCTTTATCAAGTGGATTAATTCCAATTATATATTTACCTTCTTATGTAGATGATGTTATTGAAGTTGCTAATTATGCTGCATTACCAAGTATAGGAGAAGTAGGTAAAATATATGTTACTTTAAATGATAATAAAATATATAGATGGTCAGGTAGTACATATGTTAATATAGCTACTTCTCCAGGTACAACAGATGATGTAGTAGAAGGTTCTGTAAATTTATACTATACAGATACTCGTGTAGCTGCTTATTGTAATACTAATCATTATACAAAAACACAAATTAATAATTTTTTTTCTGGAGGAACTACTATAACAGGTTATAATAAATCAAATTGGGACTCAGCATACGGTTGGGGTAATCATGCTTCTGCTGGTTATGCTTTAGCCGCTTCTTTAGATGATTATGTTACTTTAGGAGGTAATGAAGAAATTTATGGTAATAAGAATATCACTGGTTTCTTTTCTTTTAAATCTTATAGTGCGATTATAAAAAATTCTGCTGAGTTAGGTAGTGTACAATTATTATACACTGGAGAAGATGATAATTTTGGAGTAGTAGAATTTCCAGCAGTAACAGACACAGAAACAGAGCAAATAGCTTATAGAAGTTGGATAGAATCACAAGGATATTTAAATTATATTCCAAATTTGTATGCTGTTCTTGGTCAAGATAATCATACTGGAGGTATATCTATACGATTAGATGGTACAGACCAAATTCTAACAGATAACGGTTCTTATTTAAGTAGGGGTAGTTTTGATAATGGTGGTGGTACAGAAGGAATTAGCTTAATGTGTAGTGTAGGATTTGAATTAAATTGGCAAAGTGGTTGGTTAAGTAGTTGGAATGGTAGTACTTATGTACCAATTAAATTTAGTTCCGCTATTGAAGCAAATAATGTTTCAGGTATTATAGTTAATACTCTAGGAAATTACAATGTGGTTTTAAAAGGTGATAATACAGATGCTTTAGGTCAAGATGGAGGAGACTATATACTTAAAACTGATGCAAGATATTACGGTATTATAATTACAGATTCCTGGTTAAATAGTGGTGATGCTGTAGCTAATTTTAGTCTTTTAACAATAGCTAGTGAAGATGTAGCTACGCAAAATTGGATAACAACAAGTTTAGGCAATCAAACATTAAGTGCAGATTTTAATGACTTATATGTTCAAGGCAATACGGTTGCAACTCAAGATTGGGTAGGTAATAATTATCTAGGAATAATAGCTACGGCTTCTAACTCAACCAAATGGAATGGTTACGATAACTGTTTAGCTTGTGGTGTTCAAGGTGCTGATGGCAGCATGTTGCCAATAGGTATAAGAGGTGATGGCTTAGTTTTAAGATATTCTGCCGCAGCTTTTCAATCTATGCTAGGCTTAGGTTCTAATGCTTATACTTCAACAGCTTATTTACCTATTAGTGGAGGAGAATTAACTGGTGATTTAATAAGTAAAAGAATAAGGTCTATTACTACTACAGGAGAAGTTGGCGGTAATTTTACAATGTGGAAAGATGCTACACCGACCAAAGCTTTCGCTATTGGTTTTAACAACGAAGGGAGTGGTGCTACAAATGATTTTAATATCTCAAGATATACAGGCTCTGGATGGTTTAAAACTTTAGTAATAGATAATGCTACTGGTATAGTAAGTTTTGAAAATGGATTAACTTCTAAAGGTAAATTAGAAATAAACCAAGATGCTTTAAACTCTCTTGACATTAAGACTACGAATCTAAGTGCTGCGATAAGAATATCGAATAATCATGCTGGTACTCCTAACTATTGGAATTTGGCAGCAGGTATCAGCGGGGGTACAGCAAATGATTTTGGATTAACGAGGGGTGCAGGTTATACTCCAGTATTTGTTGTTAATGGTACGACAGGTAATGTTACGTTTAGCGGAAGTATAAACGGTACGTCTGCTACTTTTACATCTGGAATAAATGTTAATAACGACGCTTTTTTTAGAGGTAAAACTACGGGTGGCGTAGAGGTGCCCCTTTTAGGAGTGGCGGGTGATGACAATATTTATGTAGGAGATATTTTCGCGGGCGTACCTAGTGCGAATTTAAGTTTCAGAACGAACGGTGCAACACGACTTACTTTGTCTTCAACGGGCTTAGCCACATTTAGCGGTGAAATTCAAGGCACTTCTCAAAGACTATCTTCTTTTTTAGAGGTATCGGGCATTATATACCAACGTGACCATATTAATGTCAGGAATAAAGCGAATAATGGTTGGCTAACATGGGCTGAAAGAAATACTACTGGTAGTGAAGTAAAGATTGATTTAAGTAATATAAGAAATATTTCAGCAAGTGGAAATATTAATGCAACTTATTTAGGTGTTGGTACTATAGAAACAAATGCCATAGGCACAGATGCAATCTCTGGAGCAGGTAATTCTTTTGTAAATGTTGTACAAGAAATGTTAGTAGCTGGCAATGTTCAAGCTACAAGTTATTCTTTAAACACTAATGAGTATATAAATTGGGGAGGTTCTTATGCTGGTTCGAGTGGTTATGGTTTCAGAGATAATTATGGAATCATGCAATATAAAAATAGCGGAGGTGTTTGGACTAATTTTGCAGATTATGCTATTTCTGTAAATATAAGTAATTCTGATTATGAAATAGTTGGTTCGGAAGAATACGTAGAATTTAGCGGTTTTACAAATAACAGAAATTGTACATTACCTTCTCCAAGTAGTTTTGACGGCAAAAGATTAGTGATTTCTTTAGTAGGAATTGGAGGTTATCAATTAGATTTTGTAGGAGATTTTATTCCTGTAGATTTATCAACTAATGTAATATCTTCTTTAACTATGGCTAGGACTATGATTATATATAGTAACGGAACTTTATGGAGAATAGTAAATGATTATAATGTACCTCTTTAATAAATAAAAATTAGAAATAAAATATGGATTTAAGTAAAGCACTAGACCATTTTGAAAAAATATTAGAATTATTTAGTATTGGTTATGGAAGTGTTTGGTTTAATAGATATTTAGAAAAAAAATCTATTGAAAGAAAAAAACCTTCTTTAGAAGATATAGACCATTATGAAAGAATACAAGAAGCATTAGAAACAATTAGAGATACATTAAATCCTAATATAGTAGCTTTTTGGGAAGGAAGTAACGGAGAAACTACATTATCTGGTTTTCATAAGAAAAAATTATCATTAGTTGCAGAAAGTGTATCTGATGATAAATATTCTGGTATAGGAGAACTTGATAATATTCCAGCAATTAATTTTAAAAGAAATATTGATTTACTTCGTACAAGTGACTATGGATATATAGTAAGTTATGAATTTGAAAAATTTGATGAACTTGCTGCTCTTCATCAATCTTATGAAATAGGTACTTTGGTAGCTTTAAAAATAATTACAGGTAGAGATATAAAAAAATGGACAGGTATTTTAGTTGTAGGATTTAAAGAAAAACCAAAATTATTAACAGATGCAGACCTTGCTTGGTTAAATATACAAGCTGGAAGAATAGGGAATAAATTAACTATTTAAAATAATTAAAAAAAATTTCTAAATTTTTCTTACCTTCACATTTTATTAATAATAAAACTTTATTTTATGTTCGCTATTAAAAATTTTACTAATTCAAGTAAATTAGGTACTTTACCTCCTTTAAGTTCTGTATTAGGTCTTATAACTTCTTGTTCAATTCAAAAAGTAAAAGGAGGAATTTCTGCTCCATCATCTATTAATTCTGTTAATAAAGGAGAATATAGTGTTAATTTAAGATTTTCTATTTATATTAGTGATTCTGCATATAAAGAAGGTAAAGAGTCTTTAGATGAATTAAATTTTAATACTTCTTTTGATACATTCCCTACAGAAAATATGTTGGAAGATTTTATTAAAAGTAAAATTCCTAATGAAACTTCTGCTGTAAAATAATTTAATAACTTTCTTAAATAAAGAATAATGTCTGTACAAATTTCAAATAGTAATTTATTAAAATTTAATCAAATAATAGGTAATTTATTATCAACAGAAAAATATAAAAAAACAAAAGTAGAAGTATTTTTTACTAATTTGCTAAAAAATAGATTAACTCAATTTATTGACCAGTATAATCTAGATTTAGAAGATTTAGAACTTGAAAATGCAAATACTGATAAAGATGGTAGTGTTTTATTTGTAGATACTAAATTTGGTAGAAAATATCAATTTAATAAAGAAGGTTTAAAAAAGAAAGATAAAGGAGTTATAGAACTTCTTAAAAAAACTTTTGAATTTGAGCCAATTCATTGTTCTATAGAAGAAGTAGGTAATTTAATGATTATCGAAGAAGGAGATAATGATGTAGTTAAAGAAATAAAAGAAATTTATGCTTCATTTATTCTTTATACACCATCTAAGGAAATAGTTTAAAATGTTATTTTCAAATAATGAATTAGAAGATTTTTTTAAATTAATAGATTCTTATCATTTAATATATATAGGTCAAAATGTTGATTCTAAATTATTTACTAATGATGATAAGAATTTATTAAAATCTTTTGGTATAGATATAAATCAATTTCCAAAAGAAACTTTAATAAATAGTAATTTTAAATTTGGAGTATTAGCTGAGTATTTAGGTAATAAAGATACAAAAAATATTTCTTATATTGATTTTAAAAATTATGTTAAAAAAGGTAAATTTATACCATTAACAAATTTAGAAGAAAAAGTATTAGAAAATATAAAACATCAAGCTTATCATGATATTAAAGGTGTAAGTAATAAAATACAAAAAACCTTAATACAAAAAAATATTGAATTATCAACTACTGAAAATGTTAAAAATCGTGAATCAATACGTAATTTAGTATTAGATTTAGGACATAAAACAGGAGAATGGAATAGAGATTTTGGACGTATTGCTGATTATGTTATGCATTCTAGCTATGAAAGCGGAAGAGCAGCAATGATGGAAGAAAGAAATAAAGGTAAAGATGTTAAAGTTTATAAAGATGTTAAAATAGAAGGTGCTTGTAAACATTGTATTAAACTTTATTTAGATTACGATTTAAAACCAAAAATATTTTTACTAAGTGAATTACGAGCAAATGGTACAAATATTGGTGTTAAAGCAGACAATTGGAAACCAACATTAGGTAGTTTGCATCCACATTGTAGATGTACTTTACAATATTATGAAGAAGGTACAACTTGGAATGAAAAAACTAGAATGTTTGAATTTTTAGAAAGTAATTTTGTTAGAAAAGTAGCTACAAAATCTAAAATAAAAATTACTATTGGTGATAAAGTTTACGAAAGATAAATTAAATAATATTTTTATGACACAAATAAAATCTGGTACTCATTTTGTTGAAGTAGATAATGCTACATATCCATTAAATACTTTAGTAGGTAGATTTGATGGAGATTTTTTAGAAATAGTAATTTGGGGTTCTAATCAAATTATATCACAAAGAAAAAAATATACAGAATATTCAGTTGATGGTGTTATACCTGCTAATGCTGCAGCTTTAAAAACATCTTTTACTTCAATAGTTTATATTTAATAAAAATGAATAGTATAGTAGATATTTTAATAGCACAAAATAAATTAGATTCTAAATTACAGAATTTAATTGGTGAATATCTTGGTTATAAACGTTCAGTTAATTTTAATTTAGAAAATTGTCCAGAAAAAAGTACAAATTTAATTAAAGGTAAACTTCAAAACTATGAAGCTATTTTTATAAAAGAAGGTGATACTTTAAAAAGTGAAATTAATGATTTAGATGTTTTAAAAAATTTTTACCATTCTGCTAATATGAGTAGTAAAAAACATTGTGTTGCTACCATTATTCGTGATATAGAAGATTATAATAATATAATGTTATTATTAAGAAGTGGAGAAGATTCTTTTCATCCAAATACATGGTGTTTACCAGGTGGAGGTGTAGATTTTGGAGAAAATATATTTGAAGCAGCAAGACGTGAAATAAAAGAAGAAACAAATTTAAAAATATTTGATATTCAATTTAAAGAATTAATTTCATTACCGGAAGTTAATATTTATTATTTTGAAGCTTATATTAATAAAAATAGTCAAAATATAGTTCTTGATAATAAAGAACATAAAAATTATATTTTTTCTTCTTTTGAAGAATGGAAGAATTTGCCATTAATATTAGATTTAAAATCTCATTTATGCCAATTAATGAATATTAATTGGCAACCTACATTAGAAGAATTTCTTGGTGAAAATGGTGATATAAAGAAAGGTGGTTATCCAATTGGTACAGTTAGAAATGGTTTTAAAAAAGTAGCTGATACCGGTGGTAAAGGTGATTGGATTGCTGTTAATCATCAAGAAAAACCTGCAGTAAGAGAAAGTAAGAAAAAAGATGATAGTGAAGATATTTCTGCAGAAGTAAAAGAATATGAAGAAAAATTACCTCCAAAACCAACATCAGAACAAACTTGGAAAGCTTATGGTTTATTTTGTAATATGGTTGTAGATGGTACTACTAAAAGTTTAGTAGCCTTTGGAACTGGAGGAGTAGGTAAAACATTTACTTTAGAATCAGTTCTACAGAAAAAAGGAATGGTTGGTTATGATGAAGAACAAGGTCATAATATAAATGAACCACACAACTATGATTATATAAAAATAACAGGTTCTGCAAATGGTAGTTCTGTATATCAAGCTTTATTTGAACACAACGGTAAATTAATTATATTTGACGATTGTGATAGTGCTTTAAAAGATGAAAACGCTGTTAATTTCTTTAAAGGTGCATTAGATAGTTCTGGTGATGGTACTATTAGTTATAAACCATCTTCTCCTTTAAGAACAGATAAATTAGAAGGTAGTGTAACAACTCCCACTGGATTAAATAATGTTCCAAGTAGATTTAAATTTAAAGGTCAAGTAATATTTATTTCTAACTTAGCACCTGATAAAATTCCTCAACCATTAATTGATAGTAGATGTTTATCAGTTGATTTATCAATGTCTAAAGATGAAACTATAAAAAGAATACAAAATATTCTACCTAAAATGGATATTAAAGATGCAAGAGGTAATTCATTAGGAGCAACTTTAGAAGAAAAACAAATGGCACTTGATTTCTTAAATGAACATAGAAATGATATTCGTATAGGTAAACTTAATGCAAGAACCTTAGGTAATATTATTAAAGTAATTCACTCAAGTAAAGGTGAAGGTGAAGATTGGAAAGATGCTGCTGAAACATTATTATTTAATTAAAATTGTTAGAATATATGAAAAATTTAGATTTATCTAAATATTCAACAAAAGATTTAGAAAATATGGCACAAGGTATGACTGCTAATGCTATGCGTACAGAGATATGTACAGAAATTGTTAAAAGACAAAAAAAGGACAAAGATAAGAATAGTGATAGTAATAAAAAATCATCACAATCAAGTAATTCTAATCCATTTTTAAAAAAATAACTTATGTCTGATAAATTTAGATTTTTTATACCTGACATTGATATATCTAAAGGAAAAGATAAAGAAGGTAATGAAACAATGATAGTTGAAGGTGTTGCTTCAACTATGACAGAAGATACTGATGGTGAAATTGTTGACCCTAATGGATTTGATTTAAATTATCTTTTAGACCAAGGTTTTATTAATTGGCATCATGCAACTAAAGATAATCCAGGTACTATTATTGGAGAGCCTGTAAAAGCTTGGGTACAAGATTCAAAATTGCATGTAAGAGCAGAATTATATTCTTGGCAACCAATTGCTAGAGATGTTTATGATATAATTAATCAATTACAAAAGGGGAAAAGTAAAAGAAAACTTGGTTGGTCAATTGAAGGTAAGAAAATGGAAGTTGACCCTATGAATAAAAAATTTATTCGTAAATCAAGAGTAACAGGTATTGCAATTACACCTATGCCTAAAAATAAAGGTACTTATGTTGATATTTCTAAGGGTGAAAATTATGATTATGATACATATGATTTAAATGGTGAAAGTATAATTTTAGATATTAAAAAAGGTGAAGATAGTATTATTATAGATAAATTTTTTAATATTAAAAGATTTATAAAAGGTGTAGAACGTAAACCATTTTTATCTTTAGAAAATGCTGCAAATATTACAATTATTGAAAAAGGTTTTAAATTAGGTTTTATTCCAAAAGATGAATATTTAAAAGTACTTAAACGTATAAAGGGGCTTTTGGAAAATTCTTAAATTTTATTTAATTTTGTTAAAGATTATAAATTATGGATAATAAAATTTTTGTAGAAATAAATCCTGCTACTATTAAAAGAGCATTAGGTAATATGGGAATTACAGATGTTGTAGTTGCTAATAAACCTAATCCATTTAATGGTAATATAACAGATGAATTATCTAAAGGAATAGAAGATGATTTAAATGGAAGTAATACTAAAAAAAATGATTTAAATCTACCTACACCAAATGGTGTAGATATGCTTTTAAAAGGTTTTACTGATTTTCAAACAAATGTTGCTAATCAACTTGCTATTAATAAGAAAGAAACTGATACACTTATTAAAGGATTACAAGAAAAAGTTGAATTATTAGGAAAAACAGCTGGACCTAGAAAATCAGTTATGTCTAATGCAATGGAAAAAGGATTTAATGGTGGTGAAGGATTAAGTGATAATGAAATTCCTGCAGATGTTAAAGCTGTTTTATCTAAGTCAAAACAAAAAAGAGCAATTATTAAAATATTAGAAGCTAAAGCTAATTTTGGTGAAAATGATGAAAATATTGCTAAAGGATTACATAATAAAGAAATATCAAAAGCTTTAGTAAGTTTTGAAACATCTAATATTTTACCTGCAGCTATTTTAAAACAATTAAGAGAAGAAGATAAAATTATGATTGTAGAATAACAATTATAATTTCTAAAAATATAAATTGTAGAATTAATAAAGTAGTAAATAAAAATTAATTTTAACTAAAATGTTAAGTGTAAGTTTAAATGATTATGCCTTATCAGGCTTATCAGGCTTTGGTGAATCTACACAGGGCGATGTTGACCAACTAATGAAAGCGTTGGAAGCAGGTGCTATGACTGGTGGAGATTTAAGAGATACAGGCTCTACTCAAAGTGGTGCTGTTTTAAAGGTTGAGAGTTTAGAAAATACCTTAAGAGTTATGTCGTTCCATGAAAATGACATTGTTCTTTGGAAACAAATTCCTAAATCTCCTGCTTTTAACACAGTTGAAGAATACGATTTGTTAGAAGATTATGGTACTGATGGTTTCTCTTTCACTTTGGAAGGTGAATTACCTGAGGAAGACCAAGCAACTTACAGACGTGCTAGCCAATTGGTTAAATTCATGGGTACTGTAGGTTCTGTTTCTCATCCTATGCAGTTAGTAAATGTTATTTCTGGTATCGGTAATATTACTCAACAAAAGATTGAAGAATCAACTATGAAATTGTTGCGTGATATTAACAGAGCAGTAGCTTGGGCTGATTCAAATTTATTGCCAATTGAATTTAATGGTCTTTATGCTCAGCATAGACAAGGTTTAATGGTTCCTGGTAATTTAAGTTCTTATTATGGTGGTAATAACGTTAACGTTATTGACTGTAGAGGTAAAGCTATGAAAGATAGTTTTGTGCAAGATGGTACATTAGCAATTGTGGAAGCAAATGGTAATGCTACTGATTTAATTGCTCCTCCTGCAGTATGGAAAAACTATGTATCACGTTGGGATAATAGTGATGTACAAAGAACTACTCCAGGTGCAACTATTACAGGTGGTCAGGTAATTGATGGTATTGCTACTCAATATGGCAAAATTAATCCAGTTACTGATAAATTTTTAGCCCATAAATATAAACCAAAAACTGCATTAACAAATGCTACAAGTGGTAAAACACCTGCTGCACCTGCTAGTGTTAGTGTAGCTGCTGTAGCTTCTGTTGGTATGTATTCAGGTTTTAATGGTGATTATAAATTTGCAGTTACTGCAATGAATCGTTACGGCGAATCAGTAATTACCCAATCAGCTTCTGTTACAATTGGTGCTAATGAATCAGCTGATATTACTTTAACTTTACAAGGTGGTACTTATGCTGCACAAGCATATAATATCTATAAAGGTGAAGTAAATAAAGTTACTGGTACAGTTACTTATTACTACTTGTTCTCTGTTACTCCTGCACAAATTTCAGCAGGTTATGATGGAGCAGCTGCTGGTGTAATAAGAGAAAGAAACTATATCATTCCAAATACCAACATGTGTTTCTTGTTAGAAAAAACAAAAGAAATTTTTAATTTTAAACAATTAGCACCGTTGATGAAAATGGATTTAGCTTTAATTGCACCTTCTTCTAGATTTATGCTTTTAGCTTATGGTACTCCAGTACTTAATCAGCCTAAAAAGATGATTGTGTATATTAACGTTGGCTCTAGTGTAAGTTAAGTTAAATATTTAGGAATCCGATTTCATTTTAATGAATCGGATTCCTATTTTTTTGTAAAATTATTAAAGTATTTGTATGCAAGTTACTCTTCAAACAACTGCTCAACATAGAGCAAATCAAATTATTAAAAATTCAGTTTGTTCTATTGAGTGGAATTCAGAATGTATATCTATTGTAAACTTAAGTGAAGATGAATTAGAAAAATTAAAAATCACTGACCCTACTATAATAGTTTTAAATACTTCTAATCATGAAAGTGTTGGTAATGAAGTTAAAAAAGAAGAAAAGACAACAGTTATAATTCCTCCTACACCACCTACACCTCCATCTAAAGATGAAGTTATTGGTAATGAAGTTAAAAAAGAAGAAGGTGAAAAAGTAATAATTACAGAAGCTGAAAAAGAAGCTGTAATTACAGAAATGAAAAAAATGACTTTAGGACAAATGGCTGATTTAGCTAAAGAATTTCCAGAAACGGAATGGATTGGATTTAAAGAGAAAAAACCATTTATTGAATACTTATTAGCAAAAGAAAACTAATAAAATAAAATGCCTAGTTTAACTTTTAGCATTAAAACAGAAATTAAAGAGGGGCTTATTATAAGCCCCTCTGATTTTGTATTAGAATATTTACAAGGAGTACCTTTAACAGGTACTTTTGGAGGTACTATTTCTTTAAATAAAATTGAGAATGTATTAAGTATGTCTCAAGAATTATTTGAAAAATTACTTGGTATTAAAGTAAAAAAACAAATTATTCAAGAAACTAAAAGTTATAATCTAGATGATTGGAGTAATTTTCTTTATTTGAGAACTGCTTTTCCAGTTATAGAAGCATTTGGAATGAAAGGATACTATGGAAATATTCCTCGTATTCAATTACCTAAAGAATGGATGATTGTTAAACAAACAAATACAGGTAGTTATCATAGAAAAATATCATTAATACCAAATTCAAATGGTAATTTAGGTAATATAATTGTAACTATAAATAGTGCATCTTCATACTATTATAGATTTGTAGGTTTTGATAAAATTCCTGAATATTGGCATATAGAATATTTAACAGGTGTTGATGTCAATAGTATTGCTATTTTAAATAGTGCAATTGCTAAATTAGCTGCAATTGAAATATTAGGTATTGCAAGTAATAATATTCTTGGACCAGGTGTTATAGGTTCATCACTTAGTTTAGATGGATTAAGTCAAAGCATACAAACTGCAAAAAGTTCATCTACAGGTGCTTTCTCAGCAATTACAAAACAATATGCTGATGATTTAAAAGATACATTAATACCTGCTTTAAAAAGTTATTATAAAGGTGTATTATTTTCAGTTCTATAAAGTAATTGAATGACACAAGTTAAAGTACAACCGACTCCTATAAATTATGTAGATGCTCCTCAGGCTCATTGGGTAAAATCTGAATTTGACTCTTTAGTAGAAAATAAAGGATATGAAATTTATCATGATAAAATGATGGATTGTCCTTGTAAAGGACCAAATGTAGCACCATTATCTACATGTAAAAGTTGTAGAGGTAGTGGTTTCTTTTTAGCTGAAAGAGTTGAATCTAAAGCTGTTATTCAAAATATGAATTTTGATAGTAAGTTTAAAGATTGGTCCTTTGAAAAAATGGGAACAGCTAAAATAACTGCTACAGATGAATTAGATATAACTTGGATGGATAGAATTATTTTAATTAAAGCAGAAAGTACATTTACTGAAAGATTATATCCTGTACTATATAGTGAAAATGATAATGAACAATTGTTTAGTTTTTTATTTTATGAAGCAATTAGACCTTTAAATGCTTTTTTATTTTCATCTGCATCTGAAAAACATATTTCTTTACAAGAAGGTGAAGATTATCAATTAAATGGTAATTTGTTTCTTTTAAATAAAGTTAAATTTTCAAATGTAGAAAAACCTAGAGTATCTTTGAGATATGCACATAGACCTCAATTTCATGTAATTGATATACTTAGAGATTTAATATATCAAGATACTGTTGAAAACTCAATTCAAATAAAAAATCAACCTTATCCTTGTTCATTTGTTGGTAGAAGGTCACATTTAGTATTAAATAAAGAAAATTATGCTAAAAATTTTTATGTAGATAATACAACTCCTTAATTATTTTGGAAATTTTTAAATTTTTCGTAAATTTGTATAAATGTAAAAGTTTGATACTTTGATACCCATAGTAATAGATTTAAGTGAAAAAGTTCTTGAATTTAGGTTATTAGAGAAAAATTCTCAAAACTTGATGGAGTATGTAACTAAAACCATGATACAAAAAATATCTGATGGTTGGAAGTTAGAAGCTAATAGAAGTTTGACAAAAAGTAAAGATGATTACATTAGGTCTTTGATAGTAGTTGATAAAGGTAGATTTGAAGGTTTAATTATATTACAAGGTGCATTACCTAATATGATTGAAAGTGGAGTTGGTGCTTTTGATATGAAAATAGGATTTGAAAAATCTGAAAAAAAACATCTTAAAGAAGATGGTGGTTGGTATATGAATATACCTTTCAGATTTGCAACACCTGGTTCAGAAGGAACAAGTTCTATATTTTCAGGCATATTACCTAATGAAGTTTATTCAGCAGTTAAAAAAGAAGGTACTTTAAAACAAAGTACTGTACCTTCACCTTTTAATGCAACTTCTAAAAGACCCGAAGTAGCAACTGAATCTAATTTATTTAAAGAATATAAGCATAAAAATTCAATTTATGCAGGATTAAGTAGAAATTCTAAAGAGTATAGTAAAGCTACACAAAGTCAATATAATACATTTAGAAGAGTATCAGATAAATCAGACGCAGAAGCATTTATACATAGTGGGATAATAGCACATAATTTAGCTGAGAAAACAATTGAAAGAATTAATATACCTTTACAAGTAGATATGTTAGTTGATAATTTTTTAAATGATTTATTTAATTAAATGACAATAATTCCTGAGCAAATATTATATGCACTTATAAGAGATATACTTAAGTTTGTTAAAGATGATTTTAATAATGCTCCAAGTAATAATAAAACAGATACTATATTATATGATTTATTTCATGGTGTAGTTATTGATGATTATAATTATTATGAACAAGCACAAGAATTAATATTAGCTAATGAAGGTAATCCTAGATTAATAAATGTAAGATTATTTTTTGATTTAAATTGTGCTAATTTACCAACTATACATATTACTTTACCTGCTGAAAGTCCAGGTATAGGATATATAGGGCAAAAAGGTAGTAATTCTGATGATGATAATTTTGGAGATAAAGAAGATAGTTTAGGAGAAAATTATGCTGAACGTTTTGCAACTAATTTTGAAAGTAATTATAATATAATTGTAACATCTTCTAATACATTTGAAGTTCTTATTATATATAGTTTATTAAAATATTTAATGTTATCATTTTCAATTTGTTTTAGTCTTAATGGCTTACAAAATATGAAAATTTCAGGACAAGATATTATGAATAGACCAGATTATATACCTGCAACTATTTTTATGAGAGGTGTTAATGTAAATATGTTTTATGAATTTGTAGCTAAAGAATCATTTACTAAAAAAATAATAAATCATTTATTTTTAGAAGATAGTGAAATTAATGGTGTGGTAAAACATTTAAATCAACAAATCGTTTAATAATGGCAACTCAAGCAACAAAAGTAGAAGAAAAAATATATACTTGTTCAGAATTAGTTAATTCTTTACATGTATCAGAACGTATTGCTTTTTTAATTAATAAAAAATATTCAACTTTAACTAAAACATTAAGTGAATGGAAAGCACTTTTAATAAGTGGTAATGTATTTACTAAGGAAAATTATCCTTCTATTGTTATAGAACAACCTAAAGAAGAAGTTAAATAATAAAAATAATTTGTCTTATTTTAAATATCTAAAAAATGATTACTCAAACTTTTAATGGAAAAATAATATCAGAACCTGGTTTTTATACTGCCAAAAAAGCAGCTAATACAACTCCAGTATTAAATACTGATTATGGTGTTGCACTTATTGCTAATGTAGGTGTTAATCATACTTTTGACCAAACACCTGGTTTTCCTTTTAAATGTGAAGGTGAAATTGTAGATGTATCACCTGCTTTTTTTGATAGTCTTGATGATTTTCAAGAAGATGTTTTTGCAGGTCCTTTTGCTCAATTATCTAATTTTTTATTCAAACCTTCTAAAGATAAAACTTTACCTGGTGTATCTAGTTTAGGTTATATAAAAGTTTGTGATGCTTCTCCAGCTAGAGCAATTTTTAAAGTTGGTAGTGGTGGTAGTGCATTTGGTTTACAATTTTTCTTAAATAAAAAATATGCTGGTAGTTGGGGAAATACTTTAATGACTACTGACCCAGTTACAAATACTTCCAAACTTAAAAAAGGCTTTTTAGCTAAAATGAGAGCAGGAAAAACTGCAAATACTTATATTGTTGATTTCTTTAAAAGTGCTTATGGTGGTGATGATAAATTAAATCAATATGGTACAGCTACTGTAGAAGTTATAAATACAGCTGAAACAAAAGCTACTCAAGTTAATTCTATAGCTGGTACATTAACTACTATGTATAATAGTCATGGTTCAACAGGATTTATTTGGACTGTTAGTATATCTTATTATGGTGGATTGTATAAATATCCTATAATAAGATATACTCAATTATCAGGTGATACAACACCTACTATTTTATGGACTTCAATTGCTGCTGCTATTAATGCAGGTACAACTGGATTTACAGCTGCAGTAGCTGCAGGTAATTTTACATTAACTATGCCTGCTGGTTATGGTAGTACATATAATTATAATTATGTAGGTTTAGATGGACAAGGTACAGCTGGTGGTTTTGGTCTTTGGTTAGGTTATTTTAATGGAGGTATTAATGTTGATAAAACAATTACACAAGTAATTTTAAATCATGCTTATATTGGACCAGATTATAGAGATGTTGAAGTAAAAAGATTAATTACTTCAACTCCAGAAATAACTACTGTTCGTCAATTAGTTGATTTTTTTATAGAAAATAATGAACTTGCTCAATTCTTTGACCAAGAAAAAATGAAGCAATATAAACTTGACCATTTAACAAATACTCAACTTAATACTACTTTAGTATCTGGTGACCAAACACAAAATGAAACAATAACTTTTGGTAGTGGTAGTGAAGTTACCTCTAATGAAGTATTTGAAGATTTTCTTGATTATATTAAAGAATTAAAATATAATTATATTTTTACAGATGATTCTGTTGAAGGAAATTATAATACATTATTATTTAATCATGTAACAACAGAAGCTAAATTTGATAAAGTATTAGGTGTAGGTAGTGCTAATGTAATTAGTGATGCTATTGCTACTTCTCAATATTATGATTCTGAAAAAGTATTAAATACATTTGGTACTTTTGGAAAAGTATTTAATGATGGTAAAAAAATATATTCTAATCTTGCTAAATTAGCAATTATATTAGGTAGAATATGTGGTTTACCTCCAGAAGTTCCAGGTACTTTTAAAGATTTAGATTATGATTATGAAGTATATCCTTTAACTTCTGAAAGAGATAGAAAAAAATTATTATCTGCAGGTGTATTACATACTAAATTAGATACTGATTTTAATGAATTTATTATTAATCAAAGTATTAGTACTTTACAAAATAATAAACAATTTATAGCTAGTGATGGACAAAGTTATGAACATTCTATATCTAGAATTGGTTTTCAATTAAATAGAATTTTATATGCTAAATCAAAAGCACAATTTCAAAAACAAGTTAATGGTGTAACATCATTTACAGCTTCTCCTGAAACTGTAGAAGCATTTACTAATAAAGTTTTATATAATGAAGTAGCTAAAGATAATCAAAGTGGTTTAATACTTTATTATCAAGAAGTTAAATCAGTTATTAAACAAGATGGTATTTGGACAAGTTATGCTTATAAACCAAATACACCAATTAATAAATTCTTCTTTATTGGTTATCAAATAGATTAAAATAAAAATATTTAATTAATTAAATTTAAATAAAATGGCAGAAGGAGTATATACAGCACCGTTAGCTATTGTTAAAGTAGGTGGTGTTGCTATTGGAAAAATGAAAACTATCCAAGTTAATGAAAATATTCAACGTGGAACAGTGCAAGGTTTAGGTGAATTAACACCTCAAGAAAAACCTGCTTTAGTATGGGCTGGTACTTTATCTTGTGGTTTTTACACTATTACTTGGCAAAAAAGTTCAATTCCTAATGCTATTACAAGAAATGTAAATACTTTAAAAGAATTTGTAGATAGTTTATTATTACAAGAACAAGGTGTTACAGTTGAATTGTATAAAAAAATTAGAGCAAATGGTGCACCTACAATTGGTTTAATTCCAAGTAGTTTAGTATTATTTTGTACTATTTCTGGTTTATTTTTAGAAGGTGATAATTTTGATATTTCAGAAGGTAGTATTAGTGGTAAAAATCAATCTTTTAGTTATTTAGACCCAGTTATATTTCCTAGATAATAAATTTGTAAAGATAAAATTTGTAAAATATGCAAAAAGAAATAGTATTAAAAATACAAGAAAATAATTATGTTATTAAACCTATAACAGCAGGTAATATAATTGATATTGAAAGTGCTAAAGTACTTTATAGCAATAATACTTATACTCAATTATTAAGTAGTAATACATATAGTAATAAATTAGCACAAGAAATAACAGAATGTTTTGCAGTTCTAGATAATATAACTCCAAAAGAGTTTAAAAAAGATTTAAATGTTGAAACTCTTTTTGAACTTGATTTAGAAAATACTTTGTTATTAATTAAAGCTTATAAAGAACAAATTGCTCCTTATTATAATGGATTAATTGCTCTTTACAAAGAAGCATTTAAGGAATCAGAGGAAAAAGCTTAAAATGAAAGTTATTGTGAATGCCAAATTTATTAAAAAAACTTTCATTAAAGGAGGTTAAAAATTTCATTATTGATTGGAATGTTAAATTTCCAATTGATAGATGGTATCGTCAAAAATATGGTATAGCTTTTAATTCTTCGCAACATAGAAAAGTAAGTCTTCTTGATATTCTAATAGATTATGAAGAAGACTTTCTATTTAATACTATGCATAGTCGTATATCTGAAAAAGATAAAAGAAAAAAAGAATATTTAAGTACTGGTATATTTTTACAAAAACAAAAAGAAGTAAAAGAAAATTTATCAGAACAAGAAGTTGATGATATTTTTGACAATATTGATTTAGATTCTTTAAATAGAAATATAATATCAGAAGAAAAAGATAATGAGCAATAAAATAGAAAAAACGTTATCATTTAAAGCCGAAGATGGTGGAGTTTCTCAATTAATGAGTAAACTTACCAATCAGGCTGAGACTTATAGTAAACAAATTATTCAATCTGCTCAAAATCAATCTAAAAGTTCTAAGGAATTAATTTCTAATATTGAAAAACAACTTCAATTATTAGAAAGAAAACAAAAGCTTGAAAGAGATGCTTCTATAAAAAGAATACAAAATGAAGCTAATGAAGCTATAATAGCTTCTAGACAAGAATTTACTGATTTTAAAAATGGTAATATACCTTTACCAAAAGGTAAAAGACCATATTTAGAAGGTCATGCAATGAATGACCCTGAATATAGGAATCATTTAATTTCTCAAGAAGAGAAAAAAATGACTAGTTCTGTTGCAGGTATTAGAGATGAAGCTAACGAAGAAATTAAATCTCTTAATGAACAAGCTGAATTACAAACAGATTTATTACGTAAATTATTAGAAGAAAGTAAAAAAGAATTTGCACATAAGTTAGAAGAAGCAAATGATTCTAATTCTGAAAAAAATTTTAATGCTGCTATTATTAATGGAAGTGGTATAAGAAATACTCATAAACCAATTCCTAATGGTGATGATTCTAATAGTCAAGTAGGTGGTGGAACTGATAAAGGAAAAGGATGGAAAGATGTAATGAAAGGCGTTTTAGGTGCAGAAGCAATTAAAGAAATAGGAAGAAGTTTACAAAGAGGATTTGGAGCCTTTCAACAAACTCAATCAGGTACAGAATTTGTTGAAGCAGAAATGTTTACAGCTATACCATTTGTAGGGCAAGGGTTAGCTGCAGGTAAAAAACGTTATTTAGAACAAAGACAAGCAAGAGAAGTATCATTAAATAAATTAAGAGCAACTAGTGGATATAGTGGAGATAATATAAGAGATATTGGAATAGGTGTTGATGGTGTTGAAGGTACTAATTTTGCTAGTCAAATGGTATCAGCTAGAGGTTATGATGGAAATACTTCTAATGCTACTAAAAATTATATGCGTTTTGGTAAAGCTTATAATATTAGTGACCAAAATTTATTAAGTAGAGCAAATTCAGATGCATATACTAAAAATGTAGGTGCAAGTGGTATGATTGAACTTGTAAATCAATTAAAATCCAATAAATCAATGGGTGGAGATACAAGTAGATTAGAAAAACTACTTGAATTACAAAATCAATTAATTGAAGAACAAGGTTCATATTCTAATACAGTTGATGATAGTCAAATAGCTAAAACAATTGCTGCATTTAGTAGATTAAGTGGTGGTTTTAGTGATAATAGAGCAAGTGGATTAATTAAACAAGTTTCTAGTGGTTTAAGAGCACCTTCTAATGATTATCAACAAGCACAAAATTATGCTGTTTTATCTCAATTAAATCCAAATGCAGATTTTTTTGAAATGCAAAAAATGCAAGAAGGTGGATTCCAAACACCTGGATTTATGAAAAAAACACTTGATTTATATAAACAACAATATAAAGGTCAAGATGGAATTGGTAAATATGCATTAATGAAGAGATTTGGATTAAATACTGGTGCTGCAGAAAGTATGTGGGATGGTAATTTTGATGATACATTTGCTACTAAACGTTCTGAAAATTTAGGTACTGTATCATATAGAGCACAAGGAAATACTTCAAAAATAGAGCAAGAAAGAGCCAATATAAATGAAGAATTTGCTAAAGGTATGTTACCAGGTTTAAAAGAAGCAGGTAAACAAATAGCTTCAGATATTGCAGAAGCTATTAGAGGATTAACTAAAGATAGTATGTTATTTGAAGGAATGGGTAAGAAAATGGCTAAAGGTATTGAAGAATATTTAGGTAGTGATGCTAGTGGGTTACATAATTCAACACGTAGATAATGCAAGATAATTATTTATATATACATAAAGATATTACTATAACTGATGCTAAAGAATTAGTAGAAGGTAATAATATTTTTTCATTAGTTAAAACATGGAATTTAAGAGGTTTATTAGATTATGAAATATATAATAAAAAAAATATTACACGTATTTATGAAACTTTATTAGAATCATTACAAAATTCAGAATTTAGAAAAAATTCTCCTGCTCAAAATTTATTAACTACTAATTATTTAAAAGATTTAGAAAAACTTGAAGATAAACAATTTATTGGACCTTTTAATACAACTTCCTTAGTAAAAGGTACAAAATTATATTTTCCTAGAATATTTTGGAATCATGAAGTGATGATTAGTGAATCTAATTTTGTAGAAACTAAAGATTATGAAGATTTTCTAACAGTAGAATTAAAAAAATTATTAAATGATGCCAAATATTTTCCAGTATCTAAAATGGATATTGGTAATAATTTTGGTAAAATACAAGAATTATCTCCTAAAATAACAGTTTGGGCTTGGGTTAGAAGTCTAAATAAAGTACCTCATACAGATATTGAATCTAATAATGAATTACCTGGTCAAATAATTAATTTAACTCCTTATATAAGAAAAATACAAACTTTTAGTGGGGCTGGAGGAGGAAATTTTACTATTAATTTAGCACCGATAAGTGGTTATTGGGATAATGATAATGGTTGGCAAATAGATAAAGATTCAATTTTAAGATATAATCAAAATAATGAATTAAATATATTTGCACATAGTAATATTGAACAAAAAGTATTTGATAAAAATGAACAATCTATTACTAATAAAGAAAATTTATTTTATTTTGAGCAAATAATGCAAGAAAATGATTTTATTTGGATTAGATATGAATCATTAAATAATGAATTACCTTATAGATTAAGAGATTCTTCCAAAGAAGAAATATTTTCTGATGATATACCAGGTAAGATTTATGATATAATGGGATTAGTAGATAATTGTAATAATATTAAAAATTATGAAGGTGTAAGTGTTGATATTAATATTAGTGGTAGAGATTTAATTAAAATAGTAATAGAAGATGGTTGTTATTTTTATCCAACTCAATTTATAAATGAAGGAATTTTTGCTAATGATACAAAAAGTAATTATTTACAAAGGGTAGAAGGTCAATTAGCATCTTTAACACAAGCATCTCAAAAAACAATTGAAAATACATTAAAATTTATTTTTAATGCTTTATCTAATTCTGAAATTGTACCTGATTATTTATTTAGTCAATATCCAGATGCAGATAAAACTAAAAGATTTGAATTTAATGAAAATTTTTACAAAGTTCATAAAACAAATTATTTAGAAGATAATAGAGATGAAAAAAATATTAAAATAATTTTACAAAAGAAATATAATTTACCTAATAGTGATGTAGATTATATTTATAAAATAATTTATAATTTTGTAAATACAGCTTATAAAAAGAAAAAAATAACAACAGCAGGTATTTTTACTAAAGATTATGAAAATATAGAAGATAATCCATATCAAAATATAACAGGTTGGAAGAATTTTGATTATTTTGAAGGTTTAATTGCTATTTTTGTAAGAAATGGAGAAACTCCTGAGTATTTTATAAATCAAGGAATATCTTTTTATGAAGACCCCACTATAGATATATCTAGTTCTGAGGAAGAAGATTATGGTTTAGAAGGAGGTGTTCAAAATTATATAAATTTAATTTATAGATTAATTAGAAAAAAAGAAGAAAAAATACCTAAAAATGAAAGTAATTTAATTAATCAAAAAGATTTTGTTGATGCTAAAGGAATATGGAAAATAATTAAATTATCAATTGATGATGATGTTAGAAATAGAATGTTGGTAGATAATACAATTGGTAATGAAATGGGAAGTATTTTAAATTATATACAAAAAGTATGTCAAGAACCTTTTGTGCAATTTGATTGTGATACTTATGGTGATAAATTTGTATTTTATGTAAGAAAACCACCATTTGATAAGAAAAAAATACAAGAATATGTTAAAACATACATTGATAATATTGATGCTTTAAGAATATCATCTGAGGATGTTTCAGGTACTCAATTAGTTAATACTACAGGTATGGCATATTCTTGGTATAGAATTATACCTCAAGGAGCATTGAGTGGTATGGGAGGAAATGATATTACTTTTGCTTATATAAAAGCATTACACTTTCCTGAATATGCAAAAATATGGGGTGAAAAACCATTAGAAATTTATTCAAATTATATTTCTAATTATTTTCCAGCAGGTGGTAAAGAAAATTTATACATGAGTAATGTATTAAGGTCTGTAATTGAAGATTTAAAATATTTAGTAGAAAGTAATGCTTATTTACCTTTTACTAGAAATGGAACAATTACACTTAAAGGAGA